GTTTGGATAGTTATCACATTTAAGAAGATTAAAATGTTCTCTTTGCCGCTTATCAATATCTATAGTGCTACCAATATAAATTTTATTAGTAACTGTATTCAATATTTGATATACACCACTTATCATTATTTCTTATCAGTAAGACTATCTTGTAATATTTGTTTTCCTTTTTGTGGAATTTCGTCAAATAATTCTTGTACCAACTTATCTTCTTCAGGTGTTAACGTTTTGCCAAGTTTTTTATTAATGATAGCTAGATCTTTATCATCATATCCACTGTCATTTATCCTAAATATTATAACATCTTTAATACGTTTGTCACTCAAGAAACTCATTATATCTTCCGGTTCGCCGGTTATATCAAAATCTAAAGATACTGAAATACCAAAATCCAGTATTTTGTCGTCTAATTTCAGAGTATCATCAAGTTGTATTGATACTTTATGTTTCTTAACAAGTTTATTTAAGATTTCAAATTTTTCTTTTACTTCAGGAAGCGTTAAAAATTTATCTATGAGATCAGAACCGTTAAGTCCGTCAAACATTTTGTCCCAAAAACTTTTGGGTTTTCTAGTATGTGAAATATAATTACTAAATTTTCTGTCTGAAAATTTTTTAAGTAAATGATACAAATGCGATCGATTACTGCCTAACAAGTTACCTTGTTTATTATCAAATGCAGATACTATTGATTCGCGCTTACCTGCATTAAAATCTTCAAATAATTTAATATGTTTCATAATTTCATATTTCAGTTTAATTTATCCAATCCAATTTTTCAGCAAGTATCTCACCTAGCTCATTTGCTACCTTACGTAACTGTTCTTGTGCATCGTTAGGTATGTCCCCATCGTGTACTGAACCTTGAAAATTGATTTTAATATTAAATCCCTGATTGTCGTCTGTGCGTTTGACGGTAAGTATTCCAGCACCATTGGCGATGTTATCTTCACCAGGTTGCAATGCTTCATTGATAAATTCGTCTATTGTGCTTAATTTCTTCATCTTCTTTGTATTAAGTTAAGAGTCCCAACCGAAGTCAGGACCCATTTATTTAATAGTCCCAACCGAAGTCAGGACCCGTTTATTTATGCAACTGTGAATCCTCCAGATGCAACAGCTCCATTTCTTACAACGGTTACCCTGTTGATGAACTTGTTGATACCTCTAGCAGGTTCTAAGATCACATCGATGATACCTATGTTCTGGTCGATTATCTCGGCTGTGTTGTTAGAAGAGTCCATGATCGTAACGAAATCGAAGATTCCACCGGCAGACTGAACGCCTTCTAAGTAGTTGTCAACCTTAGTTTTGATCTCAAGTCTAGTTGATGGATCGTTGAATTCGAACAGGTAGTTTTCAAGGATTGCCTCAATGTCAGTCTCGATAGTGATAAGTAAATCTCTAACGTGAAGGTTATTGAACGCCGAGTTGACTCTCTGAAAACCAGATTGGTTAGCATAGATCATAACTCCTTGTCCTCTCTTCCTGATGATCGGGTTGATACCGAATACCTCGATGTACTCTCTATCTTCGTCTGAGAATTCGTATTCCACACCAACTAAGTTAGGATCAGATATAAGACCTCTTCTTGGACCAGCTACGATAGCATAAGGCGTACCGTTTATAAACTTGTTTATGAACAAGTTGGAAACGTGTGCTGATGGTGGAACAGAAATGTTCTTACCGCCCTCTCTAAGCATAAGGTTCGGTGCGAAATATCCACAGAACTTAGATCCTAGCTCTTCATCGACTAACGAGTAGACGAAGCTTGGGTTCAACGATAGGTTACCACCAGTCGAGATATACCTTGTATTTAATAGCGGCTTAGGATTAGACGATGTAGGTGCATCGGTGAACCTTGGATCAGTGCTGTCGATAAATTGCTTTATAGATGGCGTGTTGATCAGTGCAAGTGCTTTTTGTCTTAATTTAGCGAGCTTAGAAAGTCTCCATTTGGAGTTAGGCTCAAGACTGCCGTTGAACGTGTCAACGATGTATCTAAAGTTGATAGCATCTTTGCTCTTAAGTGTTACCGCTAAGTTTGTGTTATAGATAACGTCTAAAATTTCATTCATCCTAGAAGTAGATCCGTTAGGTTGGTGTTTCTCCAATAATGCAAATCCAGCAACACTGTAGAACTGAAACTCTTGTACGAAGTCTTGTATCTTCTCGAATTTCTGTACCTGGTTATACGGATAAACTTTCACAGGAATAGTGGTTTGTACCTTAACGTTACCTGCGATGTCATACTGTACAGTTCTTACGATTCGTGTCAATCTGGTGCCAGAAGAGTCCACGATTAAATCACCGACTGGAACCTTTAGTGCATCTACTGCTGAAACGATGAACTCATTAGCCAATAATGTTGGCACAGGTGTAAGTGTTGATGCACTAATTGTATTTACAAATTCATTGTATGTTCCATAAATAGAAACTATGTTAAGGTTGGTTGCAACTAGTGCACCAGCTGTGTTATACGTAGATCCGAAAGTTGCAATGTTTTCTTGTGAAGTAAAATCGATACTGTCGTACGCTTTAACTTCAACGTAAGCCGTACCTAAACCGTCAACACCTGAGAAGAACTTAAGATACTGCTTAGTACCTGCGCCGTCTTTGATGATGTAGTCTTGGTCTGTAATAATACCAGCTTTCCAATCTATGTATATCTGTGTGGTCTCGTCTGCAATAAGTGATGTATAAGGCGAACCAACAAAAACGTATGTAGGAACGACGTCAGCATATTCGTAATCGTTTATGAGTGGTGCTTTGTACGAAATAAAATCGATCTCAGTTTGACCACCGGTTATACCAGCAATCAAGTTGTGACCAACAAGGTCAAGTCCAAAATCGTTATTGCTTAGGTCATCGAGTGCTTGCTCGTTAACGGCTACAAACATTCCAGTTGTAGCAACCGTATTGTTTACGATAACCTGGATGTATTGATTAACTCCGTTCTTGTCTATGAAATCTGGTATTATAGTACCAGTCACACTAGCAATTGTCGTAACCTCAGGTAATGATAAGAATGCTGTTAAATTAGCCTTGATGACGCCTCTCGCGTTGAAGTACGTGCTGTAAACAGGATCGATAGATAATGCTGCATAGTCTGTCCAATTACCTTCTACGGCAATAACGTCGATGAAGAAATCATTGATATAATCGTTATCGTTGATGAAGTCAGGCTTTGTTTGTCCTCCGGTCGCGAACCACTCTTTAGCGGTAAGATCGTATCCCTTAACATCAGACTTTAACACCATCACTGACAACGGCGATTTACCGAGGTTAGTAAAGTTTAACAGTTTACCATTGTCACTTGCCGTAGCAGAAACAGTAGCTAAGAAGTAAGAAGGATCTGGAAACCAGAATCTCTCTTTGTTGTAGAATGAACTAAATAGTTTCAAGTGCGATACACCGTTGTCTTCTACAGCGTGTGTTGGAAGTGAATATCCAGCGCTTCCAGAATCGACAGAGAACGATAAATAATTTATCTTGTCAGATGCATCAGGTGATGTCGTGTCGTCGTCATTTAAGCTTAACAAATTAAGAGCGAACACGGGTCCGTTCTGTAAACATGTGAACAAAGATCTGTGGAAAAATGATCCTTTTCTTTCTAGTGAAGAATCAATGTCTCCAAATACCCTTCTCGCTGTTTTGATGTCTGGGCAAAATACTGGTGCGTTAAAAGGACCTTTTTTAGAGAATCCAACAACCAGACGAATAGTCTGTGGCGTTAGTATGATATTTTCGCTCTGGTCGAATTCAAGAGTGTAAACACCACTTGCTTTGAACCTGCTTAGGTCTAACCTTATTTTTTGTGCCATTCTTAGATGAATTATTTTTATCTATATATCCCGCGCGTCATGAAATTTTTCCAATTAGTACGTCCAGAACATTTTATTATATATCACGATAGCCGCGCAGAAAATGGTAACACTTAAAAGTTTTTTTTATAGTAGATCTTTTACATCATCAAAATCGAAATCTGCTTCGTCTGTACCAGAGTTCATTTTTTCCTCAATTGTCTTCTTATACTTATCAGATAGATAATCATATATATTCTCTACCATCTCATAATATTGAGGACTATCGAAAAATACAGTTAGATTAACCATCGTCATAGCAATATCGTCATGACCACTCTGACTCGAATACGAACCCTTTGAATTGATGCCAAACGCAGCTAGCTCGCCAAAAGTCTGTTTTTCATACGTTATTATCCTGGCACTCTTGACGAGTCTCTTCAGCTCCATACAGTACTCCAGCTTGTTCTTAGGATTAAGCTTTGTGCCAGGCATCAGCCGTATAGCAGCCTGCGAGTGCTTGGTGTGTATGAATATGTCTTCCCAGAATGATTCGTGCTGTGATATGCGCTCATATAATAAGTTACCCTTGAAGTCCATCTCCAATACAACCTTGACCTGCTCAGGTTTAAATACGCCGAACATTAAGCCCTCAAGTATCACCTGAAGCTCTTCTATGTTATGCCGATTGCTCCTGAACAAGCCTACTTGCATTAGCGAAAAGAAATCGCTCTCGTCCTGATACTTGATCTTCTTTTTGATCATACGTATAGGAGTAGGTATCAGCTTGAATATGTTTATAACTGAGTAGTCACCGCCACCGCCATTCGCAGTATCAACAGAAAATACGAACTGATCAGTGTCAGACACATTGTCAAAATCGAACTTGGGATGCCACGTAAGCTTCTCGTAGTCAATCAGGTCGTTTAAAGCGTCAAGTTCCATCCACCTAAATTCTGTCTGTGTTTTACGCATGCTTCCTAGCGTAGATCCGTCCAACAACAACTTATCAGATGCCAAAAACTGGTTACCATACTCCTGATTGAAATCCTCTATGGATCCGAGATTAGCGATCTCGGAGTTCATCCACTCCTCGTCCCTTCCAGGCACCTGCCACCAGTCGATACGTATTGGATGAAAATCATTAAGACCATCGACCGCACCCTGGTATATGTTTTGAAACTTGTTCATGCCATTCGGCGTAGACGTAATAGTACACCTTGAAATTTTAGATGATGATAATGTTGGGTAGACCGAACGCCAAAATGGCTCAATAAATGTTGAATGCACATGTGCATACTCGTCACAAAATAAATTATGTATAGTGAACGAAATTGCTGAATTTTTTGTAGTCGTTCGTCCTATTAAACGACACCCATTATCGAATTTCATACTCATGACATTGTTGACAAAAATGCCAGGCTTCATAAAAAATGGTAGATTAGACAGAACTGTTTTTATCTTGTCCATGATCTCCTCTGTTGTTGTTCCGGTATTACTCAATACCATTAAATTTTTATCAGTATTAAATAATAGATACCAAGCTAGGTATATGCCGGTTATGACTGTATTGTGTGTTGGTATAAAGTGATCTGTTAAGTACAAGTGATCTTCATTATCTACTTGTATGCACTGTGCCTCCTCTTTACCGACAAGCTCAACTTTTGCTATACCACGCATTCTGCTCCAATCGTAATACTTATTCCTAACATTATCTTGTTTTCGTTTTAATCTAAATACAGGGTATGTAAAATCGTTGGGTAGTTGCAATTTTAATCTATACGCTAATTGTCCATTCTTTGATTCACCCTTATAAGTATAAGTAGGTATCTTAGTACTTGTACGTACTATAATACCTAGCGATTCACACAACTGTCGAACATCTTTGGCCAGCTGTGGTGAAACTGTGCAATATTCTATATTTGATTTAGGCGAGCAGTGACCATCGGTATCTAATAATCCTTGTAATAATGCAATACGCTGCTCTATTGATCCATACAAGTACTCACTAGGTATAAATTTGTTTTCTGATCGGCTGCCGCCCAATCCCAACAAATTAAGTTTGGTTCTGATGTGATTGCTTCTCCAAGTTTTACCAGTTATGACGTATTTGCATAATTTCATCGATTTATGTTTTTTGAATACGACATCATGATCTTCACAAACTTCGTTAAAGTGATCAACCAGTTCCAAGTCATTCGTAGAAAAGGAAGTATACGATTGGGATATGCAGCCGTCACCAATAAGTAAGCCCAATGTGTACGGATCAATGATAAATTTTTTCTTTGGAAATTCGACAGGTTTAGTGGTTTGCACGAACCACTTATAATCACCCCGTGTGTTTAATACGCCGGCTGTCATTATATCTTTCAGTTCCTTGGTTTGTTCCTTGCCATCTGCTGTCTTCACAGTCCAAAGATGTTCAGCACAAGATCGAACTTTGGCACCGTCGGAAAATGTAATTTCATAGATGTCTTTTACGCCCTGTGGATAAATACCTATAACATTGGTGAGTTTACCATCAGCACCATATATGCTGTCGCCAACTTGTAAATCGCCAAATAACACTTTACCTGATTCACACCATACAATTGAATCTAATGGCTGGGCCTTGCCGATCTGACGGGGCGCAAGAAAAACGTTAAATCTATAGTCTTGATAATCTCGTAGTACATCCTCCTGATAATCTCGTAGTACAATTTTTTGTATTCCATCATCAGTCATCGAATAACAGAAAGTATTAGCGAAATAAATAATATCTGTCGAACACTTTTTTAATATATCAATTTCTTCTGATATATATTCAAATGTAATATTTGCAGCACGCCACTCAGGTTTACCATCCCAGAATGGAGTTTCTTTAGTCTTAAATCCATTATCCAAACGAAATAGTATATCGTTAACTCGCTCAGTTGTCCAACTATTAATTGCTAGTTCTTGATTCATTTTTGTTAGTTTATTTATATATATATATTTTAAAAACCGGTATGTATATAAAGTAAATACAATGAAAAACCAATGAGGAAATTAAACCATAAAGAGTTCATAAACCGAGCAATTCTGATACACAATGATAATTATGATTACATGTCCGTTGTTTTTAAAAATACAACAACCAAAGTTGATATTATTTGTAAAGTGCACGGAATTTTTTCACAGACACCAAAATTACATTTGAACGGCGCAGGCTGTCCAAAATGTGGACGGGCTAGGACCATAAAAGGTGTGTCAAAAACAACTGATTACTTCAAGGAGAAGGCTTTACTTGTACACGGTGATTTATATGATTATTCTAAATCTGTATATATAGGTGCACAGAAGATGATTACTATAATATGTAAGGATCACGGTGAATTTGAACAGTGTCCTAATGCACACACAAATGGTGCTGGGTGTCCTAAATGTACAGGAACTTGTAAACTAACGACTGAAACTTTCATCGAACACGCACAAAAAATACACGGTGATTTATATGATTACAGTAAAGTAGATTATGTAGGTGCACATAAAAGGGTAACTATAATATGTAAAACACATGGTGAGTTCCGGCAAAATCATGTATCACACGGATCAGGCAGTGGATGTCCTAAGTGTGCACATACTAACGTGCCAGATACAGAGGAATACATCAAACTATTCAAGGAAGTGCATGGCAATACGTACGATTACATGAAGACTGTTTACGTACACAGCAAGAAGAAATTGATTATCACTTGTAAAAAGAATAAACACGGGGATTTTTTACAGTTACCCAATAATCATCTACGCGGGCAAGGTTGTCCAATATGTAGGAGGTCACATGGTGAAACGAAGATTGCTAATTTTCTGAATGATAATAATATTAGATTTATTGAGCAGTACAAATTTAGTGGTTGCCGAAGAAAACGAACATTACCTTTTGATTTTTACATACCGGATCATCAATGTTGTATTGAATTTGATGGAAAACAGCATAAGAAGTCATATAAGTTTTTTGGTGGTGACGACCGATTTAAAGTACAACAAGAAAATGATAAAATTAAATCTAAGTTCTGTCGAGAAAATAATATACAATTAATTAGAATAACAGGGCTCAGTATAAATTGGGATGATATTTTAAAAATGATTTTGTCTGTTTAGAAATGTTCATCAAGATCACCATATATTTCATCAGAATCATCAGAATCATCAGAATCTAATTTTTTTTTCAGTATACCTGACACAGTATTTTCAGGCCTGTTGCGTACATCTGTAAGTCTTGGCACTGACTCCGTAATCTCTTCTGTAGCGTTAGCCTTTATCGTCTTTTGTAGGTTGGCCATTAGCATCTTAGTGCCCCTGGTCTTGAATGATCCGTCCAGTATGGTAACGTCCTCTGATGTAGCATCAACTGTACGGTCCTCGGCCTCTACTGCTTCGTGGTCATTCTTGATTTTCTTGTATCCCTCTTCCATCGTGACGAATAGTGCCTGCTGGTGTTTTATCATGTTCATCATGTTGCTGTTTAGCATTGATATTGCCTCAAAGTTTCTAGGGT